AGGCAGCAGCGTTTTATTTTATCAATCAAATAAGGTTATCAAAACCTATGTTTTTTGAGGAAAAAATATATTGGATTGATGTAGAAGATATTGTTAAAGCATCCTAAAACAAAACAACATGGAAATTTTAACAGTGGCTAACGGCATTGTCCAAATCGTACTGGTGCCTCAGAATGAACATGAAGCCGCCACGCTTCGCCGGTTATTAGAAGAAAGCCCGCTGGAGGTTTCAGCGGTCACGGCGAACCTAAATATTTTAGGGGTGCCATTGCAGGATGGCATTATTATTCGCCAAAAACAAAAGGAGGTCGCAAATGCCAACGGTTAATATAGCAAAGCCTTTTTTTGATATTCAGCATGCCTCATGGCATTTTGAATCAGTGGCAAAAGATAGCCCATCCGGCAGCAAAGCCCGCCGATTATTAGCCAACTATGCCAAAAAATTGCAGTGGATTATTACGGATTTTATGACCGAATTGCCTGAAGATTTTGCTCAGTTGGTACGCAATGACATTTCATCTTATGACGGCTTAGTAATACCGGCCTGCTTGGAGGAATTGGTACTAATGACCCCGGAACAAAGGGATATTGCGGAGGTAATGCTAAAGGAATTGAGAATGGGATTAATTAAAACTATATCAGATTATGACCGACAAACAAGCTGCCCGCCAATTAACCAATGATGTAAGAAATTACCTTAAGCATTTCGGCGCGAAAGACGAGGCAATGATTAAACAAGCCGCCTACCAGACGGCACTGGTAAAAGAAAAAGACGCGACAAACGAAAAACAGAAAGCCCGGTGGGCAGCGGTAAAGGCATTGTTAAAATAAAAAATACAACAACATGAAAAAAGAAACACTTGACGAAGCAATACACGACAATTTTGAAATGTTAAATTGTAGTAGTTACAATGATTTTAAGGATGGCTTTAATGCTGGCGTAAAATGGCAGCAGCAAAACACAAATATTCAATCTAATAAAATTCTAAAATTTTTAGATAACGAACATAAATTAGGTATTTCGGACAAAAAAACAATAATAAGAATTAAATGGTATTTTGATAAATATTTTCAAAAGACACTTGCCATTTTATTATTTCTGCCAATATTTACCACCGCCCAAACCCGCCCACACTACTGGCAAAAGCAAGGGTTCAACACTGCCCTTGCCATGTACGCAGGATTCACCCGCCATGAAAGGGACGTAATCAGGGAGAAATACAAAGCCTACCAAGCGGTATGGCCTAAATCCAATCCGCAATGGTCGAACCCACAATTATCGCGGTACAACAAGTATAAAAACGGCAATGTCGCAGAAGGCAGGGTAAAGCTGTTAGGGGTTAATAAGCCGGTATTTTTAACCGATAAATACCACTTGAGTACAACACTTATCCGCACAAGTTATGCGGGCATTGTGGGGCTTAATATGAGCCTTTATGAACGCCCTAAAATCAAACACATTTTACTGCAATGTTTGGTCACTTTTGCGGCTGATGCTGCGGGTAATGGAATAAGTACACTAATTTATAAATATTGAAAACATGGAAGATATAATAAGACAATACATAGATAATATTTATATTCAAAAAGATACATTAATAAAACTACGCATTATTGAACGTGTTGGCATTGATATAGATTTTTATGCAGAAAGTAAAAAACGATTCAAGAAAATAGCGCACATAATACATGAGCATGACAATTCAGAACATTACTATTATGATGACGGGTCTGATAAAGGGTTGCATTTAATTAGTTTTTATAATTCTGTGCCTAGTTTAAATAATGATTTTAATATTCCATTTACGTTTAAATAAATACTGATACCATGAATAATATAATCAGCATATTAATAGCAATTACAAAGGCATACCCTAAACTATTGCCTGCAATTTTAATCTTAGCTTTTGCATGGTTTATAATTGCATTAGTGTTTATTTTTTTACTGATAAAATATTTATAACATGACAGAAATAAACGAAATCCGGCAACAAATTAGAGAACATTTTAGCAAAACAGAAATACATGGCGTAGGGTATGTAAAATGGTTAGAAGCTAAACTTGCATCCCTAATTCTTGAAACAATAAAAAACAAAACCAATGCCCAAACCACCCCCCAAACATCTGTACCTGTTAACGACTAAAGAATCCTACATGGCACCAAACAAACGCCTATATGACAAATATAAATATTATAGTATCGTACATTGTGGCAAGCCTTTATTGTTCATTAACGAGCATAAATGCAATGCGTGTTATTATGACATTACAGAGGCTCAGCAATTACAGAAATTTCTATTTACAAAATATGCGCTGACAGTTGAATTGACTTCCTGCGCCTTAACAAATATGGCCTTACGATGGGAACCATGTCGTAACAATTAAAATAACATTATGAGTACTAACATTGAAATCGAACACAGCACATCAAACGGCACGTTAAGCATCGTTAAGGTTCAGCTGCATTTAGAAAACCACGGCGATACTCAGGTTATTGGATGGCATGCAGAAATGTACACGAACCCCGAAAACCAAACGATTAAACGATGGGTTAAAATGCACTACACGCATTTGTATGATCAACTGATTTTTGAAAAGGGTGAAGGTTTGGAAATGAATAACGAGGAAAATTAAACATGAAAAAAGTATTTAATTTTAGCGGTGGCAAAACTTCGGCGTACATGACTATCAAATATTATGAGGCTGGCGACCTTGTAATATTTGCCGACACCGGCAGAGAGCATGAAAAAACCTACAAATTTATTCATGATTTTGAAGCCTTTGAAAATATCCCCGTTATTAAAGTTGCTTTATTCCCAGGGAAAGACAGTTTTGCAGAATTATTAAAGGCTAAAAATTACAATGCTATCCCAAACATGAATAAACGATTTTGCACCAATGACCTAAAAATTAAGGTCGCAAAACGGTATTTACGCAAAATCGGGGTAATAGAATTTGAAAACTTTATTGGGTTTAGGTCGGACGAAAAAGAGAGAGTATTGAAACGAAAGCAACATTTTAAAAAAGTACATGATAAGTTTCCGCTTTATTATGATGGCAGTAATAAAGCCATGATAAACGAGTATTGGAAAAGTAAGCCCTACAATTTAGAAATCCCATCAATTTTAGGAAATTGCACCCTATGTTTTATGAAGGGTAAAAATGCCATTATATCAATCTTATCGGCATATCCCGAATTGGCAGCCCCATGGATTGAAGATGAGCAAAACGCAAAACATACTTACTTTGAAGATGTTAAAATAAAAACACTTTTACAAATTGCACAAAGCAATTTATTTAAAAACAACTTAGAAGAAATTACTCCAGCATTTAATTGTGCGTGTGGTGTATAAAACTAAACAACATGGATCAACACGAAATAAAAAAAGCCTTTGCCATCAGGGCAATGAAGCGGGTGCGCATATTGAAGGATAAAATTAAAGCCCTTGAAAATATCGGGATTGACATACCAGAATTAGAATATTGCGTTGATATGCTTTTAGATGTGCCAGCGGTATTATTTGCGCAATCGGAAGGGGATTTTGATAATATTGTTGAATTTACCAGGAATCATATTTATACCGAACACCAACAAACAGACGAAAGTTTTATTCAAAATGTAATTGATTATTTATGACCCCACAAGAAAAAGCCGCCGAAATACTCTCCATCATGGACAAGGCAGCAGCGTTTTATTTTATCAATCAAATAAGGTTATCAAAACCTATGTTTTTTGAGGAAAAAATATATTGGATTGATGTAGAAGATATTGTTAAAGCATCCTAAAACTAAACAACATGACACCAAAAGAAAAAGCTAACGAAATGTTAGAAATCATGACAAAAACCGGTGCAAAGTATTTTTGCAAGGAAATGTTAAACACTCTTAAATTTACTGGATATGAGGGCACTGACTTATATGAATATTGGATACATGTATTTTATGAGGTTGGATGGTCTTAACCCAAACCCCCGGCACAATGTCCGGGGGTTACTTCATTTAAAGTACAATTTCGATTCAGCTGCTCGCCTGGTGGTTAAACCTTTTAACTTTTTACCGCCAGCTTTATCCCACTTCATAAACTCCGCCGTTATGGTGGCATCGTGTGGGTTCGCCAGTACTTTCCGCCTAATGGTTGACTTATTCCAGGCACCCAAACCGATATTGTAAACCAAAGATAACAATGCACTTTTTTGGTTGTCGCTCAATCCTTCCGGCAATTTCATGTTTTGCAGGAAATATTTAAGGGATATATTTAACAGCAAATCGTGCGCCTGCTCTAGTGTAATTACATCACCCATGTTTACCCTGCTGCCATCCTCATAAAAGGTATTGCCGTACCCAATAGTTGGCACGTTGGCAGGGCATTTGTAGGCTTTCAATGATAGCCCTTCATGCTGCTTTATAATGTCGAGGTCAATCATGCCATGTCATCATTTACTTTCTCCCCTACATTCAAATCTGCAAAATCCTGATGCTGCAAAGCCACATTTAAAATGCTTATCAGTTGCAACAATATCCTGCGAAACTTAGGCAGGAAAACCAAAAACGAGGCAAGCCTCATGATAATGGGCTGGTTCTTTTCCCACCATTGCGCAAAGGTTAATTTATTTTGAGCCATAACGTTTGTCCTCCGGATTTAAAGCGTTAATAATTACAGGTAAGGTACTGATTAATGCGGCATCTAATACATGCCAGTAATCAAGCCCCTGAACGCTGCCATTTGCAACTATTAAAGTGAGTACTGCTGTGGCAAAAACCTTTAGCCAACTACCGGCGGCGGTGTTTAAAAATTTCATGTGTACTGTATTTTTTCGGTTAAATAATAAACATCTTCGTGCTTAGCTGCCATCGTGAAGGCTTTGTTTTCCAAAAGCCCTAAACGCCGCTCAATATCCATCGACCTGGTGCGAAGTTCAATAATCGTTTCCGTGTTGTTTTCCAGCCGCTGCAAACGTGCATTAATCGTGTCCATCTGCCCTTTAAGAAAGTAGCCGACTAACACAATTAGAATTGGGTTGAGATAAAGGCTGATGCCGTCTTTAATTTTCGCTTGTTGTGTGGTCATTTAATAAGGAAATATTGGGTCGGAAAACCAGCCGTCTGCTGCCATTTCTTCGCGGGTAAAAACTTGGATATTGTCCGGTAAAATTTCACCAAAAGTAAAACGATTTTTTGTGTTTATGACATTAATAATATTTGCCACTTCCTCCGGTGTGGTCATTGCTGAAAGGCTTAACAGTATTAAGGTTAGGTCTTTTTCGGGATGTGGGTAAATCACATAATTTAGGTCAATTTCAAGGGCGTACTCATCACCTTTATTTACCCATCCAAATAAATACTGCGTACTGCTATCGTCAAGTATTGGCCGACTGATTTTAAACAGTTCTTGGGAGAATAATTTGCAGCGAAATTCTGATGAGTAACCGCCTAATGCGGTAACTTTAATATAATCCATAATAGTTATTTATGTTTTGTTCTATTTGGGTGCGGTTGCTGTTTGATGTAGAATATAAAATAAATTCGCTGGCATATCCGCTGCGGTATAGTGCGGTGGTTCGTGCGCCAAAACTTACTCCAAAAGCTGTAGTAAGCCATGTACCGGGAGCCCTTGTTCCGGTTTGTTTTAAAACATTATTTCTGTACACTTCTATAGTTGTAGCGCCTGAAACTATTGTAGAAAAAACACCGTATAAATTGCCGTCAATTACACCGTTTATGCCATACGCCCCATTCCAATAATATTGCGCATAAGTCCCCGCAGTTACCCCACCAGCAAGATTAAATTGAGGCGTTAACCCGTTAGAAAACGCAGCTCCACTATTAATTGTTAAAATACCCATACTGAAAGGATTGGTAGAGGTTCCTGTTGCCCTACCAACAAAATAAAATGAACTTGCACTGCTACTCAAAGCCGGTAAATTACTGGCTCCCATGCGGTATGAAGTGCCATTAAAAAATATGGCAATTTTCCCGCCATCTCTTTCGACCGTTCCAGCGTTTATAATTCGCGGCTGATTTGCCGCCGTTGCTTGTATTGCATTTCTCGTGTTGTTCGTTTGATCATACCATGTTGTCACATACCCGCTGTTACTCCCAACAAACGCCTTCAGTGCCACGGTGTCCAACGCTTCCCCTATGCTGCCTATATCCTGTTCAGCTTGTCCGGTTGAATCGCGCCTTACCCGTATTAACGCCCCTGTGTACCGGCTGTTAACCCTGCGCAAAGAATAGGCTGCCGCTGCGTTGGGGTATTCGTCAAGTAGTAGCCCTTTGTTTTGGGCATGGAAAAACTCCTGCTGCCCGACTGCGGTCAAACTGAGTAGTAAAAAAAATATGATGTATTTCATTAGTTATAATTTCTGCCAACGTTGCAATAAATAACGTCACCTATTTCAAAAAATGTCAATATATCTCTTGCATTCGCGGCACTTGATAATGTCACCGCTCCCGCGCCACCATTCACCACTTTTACGCCCGCTGGCAATGTCAATGTTCTGCCACCTGTACCGTCTTGTATTACCACGAGTGTTAAATACATTCCGTTATTCATATTGGTTATGCTTAGCGTTCTGTTACCGGCCAATGTTACCCGTGCCGATACGCCAGCGGTTGCACTGAAGGTTACTGTTGCGCCGTCGGTTAAGGTTTGCGTTAATGTATCGCGTGAAATCGTTACGCTATCTGTGTTATCCGTTACAATGGTATTAAAGCCCGCTTTTAGGCGTTTTACAAGGCTCGAACCATTGACTAGGGAAATGCCTGTGCCGCTGGCAGATGTGGTACTACCGCCACCCCCGCCGCCTGCATCGGTGTAGGCAAGCCCTTTCCAGCTTGACCCGTACAACATGTAGCGGCTACTATCTGTATCGTACACCATCAAACCGGCTGCCGGTGTTGCAATGGCATTGCGCTGGGTAGCTGTTAGGCGGGGAGGGAGGAAGCCGGCGGTGGTGCTGTTAATATCTAACTTTGCAGATGCACTTGGCGATGTTGTACCTATTGCTAAATTTGTGCTTGTTAATCTCATCCATTCATTTGTACCTGTTGCATTTAAAGTATCCCCACCATTCCAACAATATCGCCAATTATTAAAAGTAAACCATTGAGTTTCTACTTCTCCTACTTGCCCAACGCCTGATTTTCCAACCCCAATTCCACCGCCTTTCAAATAATAATATTGTCTAATACCAGTTGGTAAACCAGTTCCTGTCGGAAATTGTAACGGTGGAGTAAAAGGCACACTCAATTCTAAACCTGAATTACTTAACCGCATCCATTCATTTGTACCTGTAGTTGACATATTAGCACTTCCATCAGCACCGCCATTCCATGTATATTTCCACCCTGAAAATATATTAAACTGCCATGTAGCTGCATCACTCATGCCTAAATTAGCATACCCTCTATGAATATTAAATTTTGTCCCAGTAAGACTTGGATTTTGATTAAGTATTGTTTGTGAATTTACTAAACCGTTAAATGTTTTATCCCCCGCCCACGTCTGCGCCCCCGTTGTCACCATTCCCGCCGTTGTTGCGGTTGCAGGGTGAGCCGTTAATGTGCTGCCCGATATGCTTAACCCGTTTGCGTTGCCTGTGCCGCTTATGGTGCCTATTGTAGTTATACCACCACCCCCCGCATCCGTAAATGCCAAACCCTTCCAGCCACTCCCATTATACGCCACCAGCCTACCGCTGTCACTATTATAATGCACCATGCCCGCAACCGGTGTTAAGGCGTTGGTTTGGCTTGTATTGAGGCGGGGAAGTAAAACGCTGCCGGTGGTGCCTGCTACCTCTAATGCTGCACTTGCAACCGGTACAACTGTGCGAATGCCTATTCTGCCTGCCTGCTGTGCTGTTGTATCGGGGTTACCGGTTGTTGTGGCGTAAGTATTAACCCCGAATAAAACGCCGCCTAAATTCATGCTATTTGTGGTTGCTCTTGGCAGGCTAATATTTGTGCCGATTATAATATTATTTGCGCCGATGCTTGCGGCGGTGGTTGCTGCGTATCCTGTTTGGTATCCAAGCAAATTTGAATAGCTTGCATTGGTAGCATTATAGCCTGCACTTGCACCATAAAAATTTGAACCATTTGCATTTGCGGCGTTTGTTCCTGCTTGGTTGCCCATGAAATTACTATTGCTTGCGCTCACTGCTGATGTACCAGCCGATGAACCAAAGAAATTTGATGTTGAAGCATTGGTAGCATTTTTACCTGCACTACTTCCAAAAAAATTTGAGCCTGTAGAATTGACTGCATTTTGCCCTGCGTATGTCCCGAAAAAGTTTGAAGCGTTTGCGCTTGTTGCCACGCTTCCTGCTTGGTAACCCATAAAAATAGACTCCTGTAAACTTGGCGCGTTTTTGCCTGCTTCAAACCCAAAAAGAATATTACTATTTGTACCGAACCCACTTGTTGCAGGATTTGTAGAATATAGGGTACTTCCTGAAGTTGCAATGCTACCACCCCCCGCGCCTGTTATCCGTGAATACCTATTGCCAATCTTACCCCAAAGGCTGCTGTCACTCGTGCGCAAAAACAAAGCCCCGGTTGAATTTTCGCCCCACTTCGGATTGGTGGTGTACGGCGTATCTACCCCTGTGGGTATAATTACCAAACTGTCACCTTTAACGCCCCTAAATTTATAGGGTATGTTATTAGTTTGAAATATTTGTGCCATGCTTACTGCTGCAATGCAACTAAGCAATATACTGAATACTAACTTTTTCATCGGTGTAAAATATATCGTTTGGTGTTAAATTAATTACGCCGGTGGAAGCTACCACGGCATCGTTGCTACTGCTTTGTGTACCTACGACTTGTATCTGCCGTGTATCGGTGACGCTCGTTGCTTTGGGCTGTCGAAATACGCCATCACGATAAACTGCTATTACAGGCTTGCCGACAATTTCAGAAATGGTAATACTCGCGGCATCGGCTGGCACTGTGTATAATTTAAGCCGCGTTGTGGTTATTGTTGCCATGTATTCAGGTGGTAAAATTTGTGTTAGTATTAATCCATCGCACCGGCTACTATCAAATGCACTTTGCAGGGTCACATCTATTTTCACGCCGCTAGCCTTATCAGGGGTGACGCTCATAAGCGGATCAACACTTGCCGCGCTGGCAATATACATTAAGCCCGCCCATTCATCATTTTTAAACTCGCCTATTATGTCCTCAGCTATTTGCAGCATGTCCGAAATCACATCAGGTTCGTTTGCCATCGCGCCGGTTGATTGGTTAACCAGGTCAATCAAATAAATACTGAAATTATAATTTGTGACCTTACCAATTCCGTCAATATTGCCGCCGGTGTAAGTGGCTACACATAACGGGAAATCAATATCAGTATCAAGTGCATCGGCAAAATCACCGTAATAAAACTCGCCTATCTGTTTATGACTTTCCGCTATTGTTTTCAACCTTAGTATTGCCCGGTTGAGGCTCATTCCTACTGACATCTGCTTTAATTTTATTTAGATAAATCTCCATTTTTTTTAGGTTCTTTTTTGAAACCCTATCTATTTTTTTCTCCATTATTGCCGCAGTTATAATTAACGCCCTTGTCAATTTCTAAGTTTAAAGGAATGTTGAAACCTAAACCCAAATAAACCGGTGAAGTGTAAGCCCTGTTAGTTGGGAAAACCGTATCAACACCGCTGCCGGGGTTGTTGTACTCCGGGAATAATGGGTAGTTTTGCCGAAGGTATAAACGTAACCGGTTACCGTAGTATTCGGCACGGTCTTTGTATTTGTCGCCCATCATAATTATTTCCTGCAAAGATGGCTGGGTAGCATTATCCTCATTTTTCCTCAATAGCCCCTTGTTGTAAAATTGGAACGAAAGTATTTCGGGCAGTTCCGCTAAAGTGTAATATACTAAAGCATCTACAATATAGTTATTTTTCAATGCCAAATAATTACCCGCCAATGTTTGCGCTGCGTAATCCGTCAAAATCTTATTGAATAATGCCGTTCCCAAAAGCGGGTGAATATACCGGTCTTGTGCTATCTTAATCTCAGGGTATAAAAGTTTAGCGTCTAAATTATCATGTAGGCCTGTGCGCTCCTTAATAATCTGATCGCCGATTAATAAAATATTTGTGCTCATGTTAGTTTCTTTTTTTTGTTAAAACATTTACTTTCCAAAAATGTCTGCATGTTGGGCTATTCCCCCACCAGCCGCCGCGCCTGTCCCAAATGCTGAAGCCCACGCGCTCGCTTATCTGCTCAATCTCTACCCGTGACCAGTAACGTGTATTTTTTACCATGGCCTTGCAAAAGGGTCGTGTTGTTGGAATAATCGGATCCCCTACGCCCGGCAACACTTCATAAGTGTATCGGATAAATATCTGCTTTGTTTCCGGCTTTAGTTTGCCCACCGCTTCGGCTAAAGGCTTGGTTAATTCACGTTCTATTATTGTATCCTGTCCGATTTTGTACGTCTTGATTTTTAATAAATCACTTTTTTCAAGTACGGCCAAATTTGCGTTAACCACCGGAATACTCACCTCTAAAACCTTTGCAATTTCGGGAACGGTTATTCGCTTATTTTTTTTTACTAAATCCAAAATGCTGGCCTGTACATCATTGTTTGCCGTTTCTGCAAATTGCATTTCTAACTCCAATCCCTCGGCAGCATTGCCCGAATAAACTACCTCGTAATTTTCTAAATCCTCACCAAACTTTAAAAACATATCAGCGGTTTCCTGCTCGCTGTACTGGTAGCCAAAAGCCATTGGTTCATCTGTGCCTAACATGGTGGCACATTCTTCATCATTTAAGCCCAATCCGGTTTTGAGGAGTGACTTGGCTTGCGCTTCGGTTATCTTCCCCTTTGTAAACTCACGGATAATGCGGGTAAGTTGTTGGTACTGCCGCCCGGTTAAATTTTTGATGTTATCATTGACCATGGCCTGCGGTGTTGCTGTTACTGCGCCGGGCTGCTGAAGTTCAGGATAATCTTCGGGGTTGATACCTATTTTTTCAAGCATCCACGCCTTGGGGGCTATCTGTGCAATCACTGCCTCAGAAAACGTAATACCTACCGGATCAGTCGGTGTTATGCTGATGCCTGGTTGTTTAATACCCGTCATCTCAACAATGCTATTCAAGTACCTTTCTGCCTGCCTTTGCTTTTTGTTGATGTAGGTATTTTGGAATATTTCGTAAGACGTTTTTAATTCATTTGCCGCACCTAATTGCCCTTCGGTCTTTACGCCAAATAACATACCATTGGTAACACCGTGACCTATAAAAATTTCATCCTGCACACGTTTGGAAAGTATATCAAAATGCTTATCCAAATTGGTATTGGATAAATCCTGGAAGATGGGAGCCTTTGCAGGGTCATCATTAAACATGAGCCAAAACGAACCGGCATTTTCTGCCCCGCTGAATTTCTTTTTAATACCCTGCTCAATAATAGCTTTGCCTTCCTCATCCGGCACGCCATTGTTAAAGGTTACTGCCCATGATGGGAATAATCCGTTCTTAATGCTTGACAAGTGAAATTTAGAAATTTCAACGTCGGTTTCCAGGTAATTTAAACACCCTATGTAATTTGGTATCGGGTATTGTTTACTTCCGCTGCGATACTCTTTAAACATCCGCATTGTGCGACCGGTATTTTCTTTACCGGTGGCAGGAATAATCAGCGTTTCTTCCTTGTAACTGCTCCAATCGTTTTTGATATAAAAGTTTTGGTAATCCTCAGCCACGCGAACCGTGTTAAATTCATGGTGGTAAATTTCCACTAGTTGCCCGGTGGTTCCCCAAACTTCCTCCAGGTAAAACCCGCCAAATAGTTCACAATCTGCGATTAGTTTATTAGCCACATCTTGCAAACTTTCGCCGTACCGGTTCACATTTTGCGCCCATGCCTTCGCCTGCTCATTCTCGAAACTAAGCCCGTTACCGGCTATGTACCCGATTTTGCCGTTAATAATGGCGTTATGCTTTGCCGACTTATTAAATAGATAAAGTAACGTGTCGGGGAAATCGTTGTTATCTCCAAACCGCAGCCACGGCTTCCCGTACATTCTTTTTACCTCCGGCATGCGCACGTCTGCAAAATTCAGCTGTAAATTGATTGGGGAAATATTACTCATAAACAATAAATGTTGTGGTATCTTGGAATGTGGTAAAGGTATTGGCTGGCGTGTCTTTTAAATACATTTTCCCTTGTTCAACTAAGCCATCTGATAAAGTGGGGTCAATGTTGGTGGAAGATGCCTGCTGATAAACGGCGTAATGGTACTCCCCATTGGGAAAGCCGGTGAATAAATTTGATACATCAAGGGTAAATTGGTTGTACCTATTTTGCGCCGTGCTTTCATCGTCACCGGTGGAATATACAAAGCTGTTGACCTGCTTTGTAATAACATGGGTAAATGTAAAAAGGTAGCAAATAGTATCACCCGCCAACGTTCTATTTTCATTTAACGTGACAATAATTTTAGCATCAAAATCAGTACGAAGCCAGTGCAGCATATTTAAGATATGGCAGGCATGGCAATTTTGTACAAAAACAAAAAAGCCGGTAAGTTAATACCGGCTCTTATAAGTGTGGGTTAAGTCCTTACCCTGCTGTTTCTAAGGTTGACAATACTGCTGTAGCGACTGGTAAGCACTCCTCTTTTTCCTCGCCAGTAAGGGTTACGGTGTAGCCTGACCTATCGCCCATTGCGGTTCCGCTATCGCTACCACCACCCGAAAGCATAAGGCCGTTATCCTTGCCGAACAACCATACTGCGCCGTTTTTGTCCTCAATAATTACGGCTAACTTGTTTTGGGCAATCAGCTTTATTTCATTTCTAACCGATGCCTGCATTTTGTTTAGCACAATGCTGACCGTCTGCGCATTAAAAAACGTGCCATTCTCGCGGCTGGCGGTATAATCGTTTTTAGCGTTGGCGGTGTTATGCTCCAAATTATATTTCCAAAACCTTTTACCGGTTACCTTGGTAATGCCGGTTACCACGCCCGATGCCGTTGCAAAGGTGGTAATGTTGTCCAGTTCAATGATGTAGGCCGCCTTGATACCGCCGACCGAATCGCGGCAGTCAATAACGTAGCCCTGTGTTAATGCACATGCCATATTTGTAAAGTTTTAAAGCCCGGAGTTTTTAAGGCTCCGGGCTGTTAATTAGATTTTGAAAATTGCAACTTCATTGGGGAACGCTACGTTCACGCCCAATTTAAAACGAGCTTTGAATCTTACGGTATCAAAATCCAATGAATACCACATTTTAAACTCGTTCTCTTCGCCTTCAATATCCACGCCCATGTGGATATTGCTCATCCGCATAACGTAAATTTTGTTTTGGGAATCCAAACCATGCACTGCGGTCAACTTGTAACCGAAACCAGGAATGTTGATTTCGCCTTCGCCTACTGAAGGGCTGCCGAAGTTAAACAGGTTTTGATTTTTCAAACCTTGTACATAAAGTTCGTATAAGTCCCACCCAATAAATACGCGGATGTCGCTCTTGCCCTTTACGCGGTTCGGTGTTGCCTTACATGCGGCATCAACTGCGTCAAGAATATTGGCGGCTGTGAACCCGGTTACCACGGTGGAAATATAACCGGTTGTGTTGGCGAATACAGTTACACCGCTTGCAGCGTTCAGCAATTTAATAAGCCCGTCAAACTTGTTGCCAATACCGTTGGTGCCTGCACTTCCTGCAAGATCTGCCTGCCATAAAGCAACTTCTAAAGCCTCAGCAATCAATCCGGCTTTGCGGTCGGTATAAGCCTGCTCAAAAGGAATCTTATCATAATCGGAACCGGTTGGCAAAAGTTTTTGGGTTGCTTTGGTTTCCAATGTTTTCAGGCAAAGGTCTTCATTCAATTTTAACTTGCCCACGGTTACAGTGCGCTGCGTAAAAGATGTGGTACCGCTTGCATTAAAACCGCAGCCGCTGTCATCCTGGAAATACGCATCAGTGTCCATGATGTCAATGGTCTGACTGCTTTTAACGGCGGTTAATACGTTGCCTTCGCGAACAATCAGTTCCTGCGTTTTTGCAGAAAATAAGGAAGACGTTACAAGTGCGCCTTCAAATTCCTTTACGTAATTGGTTAATGTTCCAACTGAAAATGCCATAATTTTATTTTTTTAATGGTTATTTTTTATTCTTGATTTTTTCTAAACTCGCTGTCAATTCGGCCATAAAGTCCTGCTTTGTGGCAACCCTTGTCACCTTCTCAAACCTTTGCGGCTGTGGTGCGGCTGGTTCGGCGGTAGGTACTTTTGTTAAGGCCTCAACAATTTCAAACAGACCTTTAATGGTTTCACCGGATTTTACCAGTGCGGCTTCAAAGCCTTGGCACATAACTTCGGCTTTTGCCAGCCTACCTTCAATGGCTGCAAATTGTGCCGTGTAATCCGGTGCTTTTTTCATTTCGCCCGGTGCGCTCACCTCAGAAATTGCACCGCCGGAAACTTCCAACTTTGTGCCATCTTCTAAAATGTACTCGCCATCGGCAACGGGTGCGCCGTCTTTCATTACCGTTCCGCCGGGCATTAATTCGCTTACGGTAATAAGCGTACCATCAACCAGCTTATAATCTGTGGCAGCCATGGCCGCCGGTTTTGGTTCCGCAGGTGGTGCGGCAGGTGGCATCGTTTCGGCAAATACCGCCCTTATTTTTTTTATTGCTTCTTCGTAATTCATTAAATACGTTTTTTAGATATGTCAATTCTTATAAATCTGTACCGTTTATGATAGCCATAATTTTTTGGTACTGCATTTGCGCTTCATTGGTAGGCTTACCGGCAAACAAACCCTCAACGCTAAAGCCCTTATATTTTCCGGCCTTAATGCCCTGCCAAAGTGCGTCATTGTTGATTTTAGCCCCTAAGAACCAGGTGCCATCAGGATGGTCACCGGCTAAGGTTATGCCCTTGGTAGAATCTTTTATTAAGGATTGGAAAAATACCACGCCATCCAAAGGGGTACCGCTTTCGTGCATGATGTTTGCCGACTTGTGATAATCCTTCGTGAAAAACTTTTCAGCAATTTGTTTAATGGTATCAGCGGAAAACTTAACGTAATATTCGCCCATCCCATCGTTTCGGTAAATCAACATATCAGGGATCATAGCTGCGCCAAATACCTCGCGGCATTCT